AAGTGTTCGCAAAAACCACAAGGAGGTTCACATGGCGCTAAGACACCTTTCCCAGATCGAGCTGGCGGCTCGCTGGAACATTTCACATCGCACGCTGGAGCGTTGGCGGTGGACGGGCGAAGGCCCAAAATTCATCAAACTCGGTGGCCGGGTCATTTACCGGCTCGAAGACGTCGAGGCTTTCGAGGTCGAGCAAATCCGCGGCTCGGACCACGAGCCCCACCGCCCAATGTCGGCATAAGGGAGACGAATATGACAATTTCTAACCACATCACACTGGCCGATATCCACCACATGCCGGTTGGCCAAATCGCGGCACTGCCCGCTGATCAGCTGGCAATGCTGAAGGAGGCGGCTGATCAGCAGCTCACCCAGGCCAAAACAGTCTTGGATTGGCTCGATGGTGCAATCGCCCTGAAATACGCCGAGCGTGCTGCCGAATGCCGCTCTAAGGCAGGCAAGGACACCGGCACGATCCGCTTCGAAGATGGCGACGTCACAGTGATTTCGGACCTGACCAAACGGATCGATTGGGATCAGGCGCAACTCGCCCAGATTGCAGAAAACATCGCCTCGGCTGGCGAAGACCCGGCCGAGTTCATCGAGACCACGTTGAAGGTGTCAGAGCGCAAATACACGGCGCTGCCAGAAAGCTGGCGCAAAGGTTTTGAGCCTGCGCGTACGGTCCGGACCGGCAAACCCAAGTTCCGCTTGGTGCTGGGCGAGGAGGTGCGCTGATGGCTATTTCTCTTGCATCTCTTCGCACCAGTTCGGTGCTCCAACCACCGCGTATCCTGATCCACGGCGTAGCCGGGGTCGGCAAATCCACCTTCGCGGCTGACGCGGGCGCGCCGGTGTTCATCATGACCGAGGATGGTCTTGGCAAACTGCAGGTCCCGCATTTTCCGTTGGCGACCAGTTATGCCGAAGTCGCGGAAGCGCTCGAGGCATTGCTGGAGGAAGATCACGACTACGGCACGGTCGTCGTTGACAGCGTCGACTGGCTGGAGCCGCTGATCTGGGCTGAGGCGTGCAAACGCAATGGTTGGCAGTCGATCGAAACTCCGGGCTTTGGCAAGGGCTTCGCAGAAGCGCTGACCATTTGGCGGGAATATCTCGATAAGCTGAATGCGCTGCGCGACCGGAAAGGCATGGTGGTCATCCAGATCGCCCATACCGACATCAAGCGGTTCGATAGCCCCGAGCATGAGCCTTACGACCGGTATGTGATCAAGCTGCAGACCCGCGCCTCTGCGCTGCTGCAGGAGCATTCTGATGTGGTGCTGTTTGCCAACTACCAGATCTCGGTCGCCAAATCCGATGTCGGCTTCAACAAGAAGGTGACCCGGGCGCTCGGGTCCGGTGCGCGCGTTATGCACACCGAAGAGCGTCCCGCGTTCCTCGCCAAGAACCGTTACGGCCTGCCGGACACTCTGCCACTTTCGTGGTCAGAGTTCCTCGCAGCCATGCCCCAATCCCAATGATTGCCTTGAAAGGATACGACCATGGCACGTTTTGACACGTCCTTTGACGCCACCAGCGTTGAACCCACCACCCCCTATGAGCTGCTGCCCGCAGGTAAATACCGCGCTCAGATCGTCGAGAGCGAAATGCGCGTGACCCGCAACGGTATGGGCCAGTTCCTCTGGCTGATGCTGGATATTTTGGACGGCCAGCATAAGGGCCGGAAGATCTTTGATCAGCTGAACCTGGTGAACCCGAACCCCACCACGGTCGAGATCGCACAGCGGACGCTGTCGGCAATCTGCCATGCGACGGGCCGGATGCATGTCAGCGACAGCGAGGAACTGCACCTGATCCCGATGACGATCCAAGTGAAGATCAAGCCGCCAAAGAACGGCTACGGCGAGAGCAATGCCATTGCTTATTTGCCGCCTGAAGGTGGGGGCGCCACGGCCGCTGCGGCAAAGCCTGCTGCAACCCCAGCATCACCGCCCTCAACGCAAGCCGCTTCCGCGCCGCCCAAGATGGCCTCCGCGCCCTGGAACAAGAAGGGCTGATCATTCGCGCCGCTCCGCATCCCTGACTGACGGGGCAGCGCCCAAACCCATCTGAGGATATTCCTATGACTGACCTGCATAACGCGGCCCCTCGGGCCGTGATCAGCTCCGGCTTGCCTGATGACCAGCGCCGGTTGATCGAACTCGACGACGATATTGCCAAGATCCGCACGCAGATTGCGACTGCTGATCTGGCGCGCCAACGGGGGCAAAAGCCCATCGACCCTGACTGGTTTCACCGGGCGCGCACCGCGCTGCGCCACCTGTGCCGTGAACGGGCAGAATTGCTTGCCAAAGGCACCGGCCGCCGTCGCCGCGAAAAGCTGAAAGATGCTCTGATCGGCGTCCTGCGCGAGCGCCATGACCCGGACACTTGGAGCAGCATTCTGGCCAAGGCCCAAGCCCGTAGCGAACGGGAGGGCTTGTGATGGCTGATCTTCCCGCACCACCCACGCCAACGCTGACGGCGATCTACGCCGATTATGAGGCCCGCCAGGGCGATGGTTTCCGTGACCATCTCGGCGCATCCATCATCGGTAAATCTTGCGCACGCGCGCTCTGGTATGATTTCCGCTGGGTGACGCCGTCACGCTTTTCCGGCCGCCTGCTGCGTATGTTTGAGACCGGCCAGCTGGAAGAGGACCGTATGGTTCGCAACCTGCGCGCCACAGGGGCCACTGTTTTGGAACTAGACCCCGAAACAGGACGGCAAATCCGCGTGGAGGCCCATGGCGGTCATTTTGGCGGCTCGCTGGATGGCGTCGCCCTCGGTTTGCTCGAGGCCCCGAAAACCTGGCATGTGCTCGAGTTCAAGACCCATGGAGTCAAGAGCTTCACTGAGCTGACCGCCAAGGGCGTCGTGCTGTCCAAGCCGCAGCATGTCGCGCAGATGCAGATCTACATGCACCTGACCGGTATCACTCGGGCACTTTACATGGCGGTCTGCAAGAACACGGACGCGCTGCATATCGAACGGGTTGAGGCCGATCCTGCGATGGCAGAGCGCCTTCTGGAAAAGGCTGGCCGGGTTATCTTCGCCCAACACCCACCAGCGCGGATCATCGAAGATCCGGCTTGGTTTGAATGTCGTTTTTGCGATCACCACGCTGCCTGTCATGAGGGTGGCGCTGCCGCTGTGACCTGTCGTTCCTGTCTGCATTCCACTGCAGTCGTTGGCGGTTGGCACTGCGCCCGCCACGACCGGATGCTGGCTCCACCCGAGCAGCGGGCCGCCTGCAGCAGACATCTCTTCATCCCCGATCTCGTGCCGGGTGAGGTCATCGATACGGGCGACGATATTGTCACCTACCGCATGAACGATGACGCCTCTTGGTCAAATGACGCCCGTGTCACGGAGGCTACAGAATGAGAGCCGCAAGTATTCGTATTGGTCAGCGATTTGGTCGGCTCACAATTATCGCGGATAGCGGCATTCGGAGCGGAAGGGGTGAAATTTCCTGGCTTTGCCTGTGCGACTGTGGGGCAAACCACCGTGCAATTACAGGGAATTTGAAATCTGGAAGTGTTCGTTCCTGTGGATGTCTCGCACGTGAGATGTCTTCCTTGCGGCAAAAACAAAAGCGTCGCCCACCAAAGACCTGCCAGTTCCGAGATTGTGAAGCGACGATTGAGAAAGGCGCGAAGGGATACTGCGGCAAGCACGCCCAGAGAATTCGTCGATACGGCGACTCAAGTTATGTTGTGCCATCTGCGCTGGTTCGGGCGCATATGCGCGCAGCGCAGTTACACCGCTTTCCCTCAGTGAAACCATCCACTTATCGAAAGCTTTTCGGTCGCCACGAACATCGTGTGGTCGCTGAGGAAAAGCTCGGTCGTCCCCTGAGGTCGGACGAGCACGTTCACCACAAAGATCAAAATCGCCAGAACAACGACCGGCTCTGTTGCGCAAATCGCGTGAGGGATTCATCTCGTGAATCCAGCGTGGTAGCTGGGATGTATGAGCAGACACACACCCCCGACTTACAAGACCAGGAACTGGCCAGCCTACAATGAAGCGCTTAAGCGCCGGGGCTCGCTGACGATCTGGTTTGACCCCGAGATGACCTGGGATGCCGCGCCGACAGGCAAGCGTGGTCGCCAGCAGACCTACAGCGATACTGCCATTCAGACTTGCCTGACGATGAAGGTGTTGTTTGGCATGGCGCTACGGCAGACGACAGGGTTCGTCGAAAGCCTGTTGGGCCTGGTTGGCCTCGACTGGACGGTGCCCGACTTCAGCACGCTGTCGCGCCGCCAGAAAACCTTGGCCGTCAACATCCCCTATCGCGGCTCCAAGGGTCCGTTGCACCTGCTGATCGATAGCACCGGCATCAAGGTTGAGGGCGAAGGCGAATGGCACGCCCGCAAGCATGGTGGCGCGAAGCGGCGGGTCTGGCGCAAAATCCACCTTGGCATCGATGAGGGAACACTGGAGGTTCGGGCTGTTGAGATCACCGGGAGCCACATTGGCGATGCACCGGTTTTGCCCAACCTGCTCAGCCAGATCCCGGCAGACCAGGAAATCGGCAGCGTCACAGCAGATGGGGCCTACGACACACGCAAATGCCACGATGCCATAGCTGACCGCGGCGCCCACGCCGTCATCCCGCCCCGCAAGAACGCCAAGCCATGGAAGACCGTCACTACTGGCGCGGTCGCCCGAAACGAGGCCCTTCGCGCATCAAAATACCTCGGCCGTGCCCTGTGGCGACGATGGAGCGAATACCACCGCCGAAGCCGCGTCGAAACGAAGATGCAATGTATGAAACTGCTGGTTCAGCGGCTCATGGCGCGGGACTTCGACCGCCAAGTCGCGGAGCTTCAGGTCCGTATCGCCGCGCTCAACCGCTATACGGCGCTCGGCATACCCGTCACGGAAGCTGTGGGATAAGTCCGTCCGGGGAAAGGGGAAACTCGGCGTTCAACCGATTTGTGCAACAGAGCCGATTTCCAGGGGAAATCCCGATTTTATCCGCTATTTTTTTCTGATTAAAAGATTTGTGTCCTGAAGCGATCAGTTGCCGTGTTGCTTCTTCGATGATCTTATCCCTGGTCTTCATATTCGTGCCTCACATCATCTATCTTTTGGCAAAGAGCGTCTGGTCAACAGCTTCGGTGGCCCGGACGTTCCGGCGTGAGTGTAGTGGGCGGCCTTTATCGGCCCGATTTACACGAAACTTGCAATGTTTTCGCCGCTTGACTAGCGGATATGGCAATTTCGGGCAGACCCATCCTCATGCAAGCAGCCTTCGACGCGTAAGAAATAGGTTGCCGAGCGCGAACAGCGTGAACAGCAGCGCCCGCACTTCGCCCCGATCTTCGGATGGTGCGGCTCGATCAACGACTGCAAGTGCGCCAACGGAACCAACGGATCCGTCTTTGCCAGAAGCTGCTCGCGCCGTGTGACCTTCTTCTTCATCGCGTCCCGAAGTTCGGGAATGGCAGGCTGCTTGGGCATCGGCGGGGTCTCCTTCAGTCGCTGCCCGCAGCCTATCAGATCACGCCAAAAGCGGCAGGTTTTTCGGACGTTCCTTAACAGTCTTCTGAAATGGATCCAGAGCCGGAACGCTGTGCTTTCATCTTTGCTGTTTGTCGCGCTGGCGCTGCCTGTCGGCGTGTTCAGCGCATGCGCTCGGGGCCGTGTCTCCGCTTCATGCTACCAGCAACAACCGCGGCAGTCGTGCGCATCATGCCCCAGACCTTGCCTTACTTGCTGAAGGCGGCCTCGCGCTCGGTGAAGACATAGCCCTAGTCGATGCCTGCAGTCCACCCAACCGCACCGCTGACGGCGCGGTTTTCACACTTGCCTTAACCGCCCGCTGCCAATTTGCAACGCTAGTATTTTCGCCGATTTTGACTTGACTTACTGCAGCCAAGCTGCATCCAAGGTCAAATGCAATGTGCTTAAGAAGTAAGTTTCCCTGTTGTGCGTTTTTGAAGACATTCAAAAAGACTTTGAATTTAAACCTTGATTTGCACTCGCCTCTTTCAAAAAGTGAGCTGCAAATAAATTCGCTGCCGTGTTCTGTATTCGCTATGTTCACCAAAATATCCCACGGCAGCAGATCGAAAAACTTTTTAAATTTTTTAAGGGCCGCACGATCATACTCCATGAAAAATTTTCCACTAAACGGAACAAAAAGCAATTGCTGCTCGCATCGTCGGTGACTAAGCGACCAACTCCAATGTGGAGCGAGGGCATAACAGTCTCCTGGGCCAAGCCTAACGGGCACATCACATATGTCTCCGCAGATTGTCCCGGCCCTTACATGCCCAAGAATTACCATGGGTATGCTTGTCCCAAACCCGGTAAATTTTGCGCCAGCTATTTTACAATTTAAAATTCCAGCTCTGTCGGAAAGGTCAATAAACCGGCAAGTTAGACGAAACGTACAATCAGCCAGCGGCTCAACCGTGCACAGCGGTATTGCTGCTGCCTGAGCGGTAGGCAATGCCAGTCTGTGGCTTACACCCCAACGGCTGCCGGGCCGATAATTTTCCGTATACCTCAAAAGCTTGTAATCTTAGTTGGTGGTGACATGCTCGCTTGCCGATAACGCTGTTTGCAAATCAACTTAAAAATAAGTTCCGGACCCGTCGAGCGCGAACAGGCAGCTGTCGCCGAAAAAATGTTAAGTGAAATTATAATTTACTTTATTTTTGGCGTTTGATCCTCAGCGGCTTGTTCTTCATAAGGTTGTTCCGTCGTGCGCATACAACCGTGCCACAGAGGGAGCGAGGCTTAACCATGTGCTTTCCAGCAGAAAATTACTTAATGCGCCACCGGCCGTTAACATTTTCTCCGTCGCAAAAAAGTGGGTATGGCGCCTGTACCGATTTCTTGGGTGTGCGGTGCCGTTGCGTGAGCCATAAATTTATCGATCCGCAAAGCTGTGGTCAGGATTGTCGTATCTTTGACTGCTGTGGCGGGGCCATAGCTTGTGAGGTGAAGTGAGGATGATGGGGTGGGGTGGCTTCTGATGTTACTTCAAAATCTGACATCTGCGGGATATTTCAATCGTCTGCAGGTGTTCTGGCTGGGGAGGGTGCACCTCAGTGGTTTCGTTCTAGTCAATAATAGCGATCTTTGTGCGCAATCTCATTCTAAAGCCGTTAAATTGGGCAATGTGACAGTAAACGACGTGAATCCGAATAGAGTAAATGCAACCGGCGATTCGAGTGTGAATTTGGACATAAGTCTAAACCTTTCAGATGGTGCTCAGGTGAGCGTGTCTTCGTTGTCGCAGGAGCAGTGTGAAATGTATTTTCACATGGGTGGTTCGGTTGTTTAAATCATGCTTGAAATTTCACGGGCATTTCACTCACATCCGGTCGGCTAGCGTTTGGTTGAGGGATTGTGGGAATTTTTCAGATCGAGAAATCCTTTTCTTTAGCAATGATGAGCATAATGCAATGGTAGTGATGGTTTTGCTGGAGAGGCATGGGGTGCGAGTCCAGTGGGCAACCTCGGAAACTATAGGCAGTTGTCTTCCCAAATTCTCATGCGGCATAATTTTATATGATATACCCGATGTGGATTGGTCAGCGAACCTTAATCACAGCCGGTCGTATTTTGATCAAGTGAATAATTTGCCCCATTCTGCGGTTCTTGTGGGGTTCGGCAAGTCGGAAGACATACCGATAGTTTTCGCAAGCGTTTGCTCGCGCACAGTCGCGCTCCTCTCTAAGCCGTTTGATGTCGTTAATGCGCTTAATATTTTCGAATGCTTAGTGGTAATTCAATCAGTACACAAATTGAGTGATGTTGGGACGCGCAGGAGGGGCGCAGTTGTCAAGAAGCTGCACTTGGTGGTGTGTAGTGTGTTTAGATCCTTTTGGATCTTTATACGATATCATTTGGATTTGCAGTTTCAGATTGTTCTTCGGGGTGGGCGTGAAATATGATCAAAGCAGATAAAAATACGATATTCATTAAGATAAATCTTCGTTTGAGGCGCCAAAGCTCCTCGTTTGCGGTGCTTCCACTGCTTTTGGCAGGTTGCGGTTCCTCTCCTCAAAGCGATGATGGCTCCAATCGCCGTGAACTGATTGTAAAATTCGGCGAAGCTAATTCGACGAACGAAATTTTTTACTTTGATGATGGTGACACGGGTAGCATTGCGGACCTCAACACAGAGGCTGGCGTCAGCGCTCAAAACTTTTTTGTGCGCGGGATTGAGATCACCGGTTTGGACGCCTCGCTTTCGGTTGGTGGCCTGCCGAATATGGTGTCGAATGCAGTGCATGAGATTGGTACGGCATCTACGGTTGAGCTTGCAGATGACGTGAGCCTCACGCTCGACTTTGTCGCAACGACCGATGCGTCTACGGCCCGGATTATCCAAGTGATGGATCAATTCCGAGGCAGCCTGACTGTTAATGACAGCGAGTCGGTCGAGATCAACTTGGATACGGCCGCGCTGGAGCTGAGCCAAGTTGTGGGCGATGTGCTCAAGAACCTGATTGTGAAGGGCAGCGCGAGCGAGTCTGTCCAGATTGTTGATCTTCAGGACTTTGGTGGAGCTAGCGGCTTCACGAACTTTGATGCAAGGGGTGTCACTGGGGCTGGGGTTGATGTTGAGTTTGAGCGCCCGGCGGCCGGTATTTCGATCACAATGAGTGACGGTGACGATACCGTTACGATTTACGGAAACTTTGATGCCTCTACTTATGCGGATGCGGCAGTCAAGGCACGGGCATCTGGCGATGGTTCGGTGATGCATGCGGTATCCGGAACGCTAAACTTTGGTGAGGGCAGTGACACACTGATCACCTATGGTGCGGTTGATCTCACCGGTGTGACATCGGTTGAAGGGATAGAATTTTTTATAGCCAACTCGAATGTGAAGCTGCCTGCTGCGCTGTTTAATCAGATTACAGGCATCACCTTCCAAGGGACGACGCCGCATACGTTGGAGATTGTCGCGGGCTCACAAGCTGAGCTTGACGCGGTTAAGACCAAGCTTGCCAACGATGCGAACGCGCTGAAGCTTGAAGGCGGCGCGACATTGTCCAGTGTCAACGTGTCACCGGCCCCTGGTGTGACAGAGCTGTCGAATTCGAACGCGCCCCTCACGCTTGCGAGCGGAGGCACGATTTCTCTGGTGGTCGCGGCCACCGAAGATCTGACGGGTTCGGTGACGGAAACGACCGATACGGCAGCGATCACCGATACGGGATTGATCCCGCTCTCGGTATTGGGGTTGAAGGGTAAAGTTACGGTTGAATCGGTCACGCCTTCGGTGGTTGCGAAGCAGGCGGATGGCACGACAGAGCTAGTTCTGACGGATGCACAGAAGCAAGCGATCACTGAGGGTACATTTACGCACACGCAAACCGGTCAAGGGAATGGTGCGTTTTTTTGGACGTATGAGGCGGCGAGTACAGCGCTCGATTTCCTTGCGAAAGGTGAGGTTGCCACTGCGGGATTCACCGTGGTGTTCAAAGGTCTCGATGGAAACACGACCAGCAAAACCGTCACACTGACACTCACAGGCACGAATGACGCGCCGGTGATCACGTCTGGTGCGGCTGCTGCCACGGGTGTGGTGACCGAAGCGGGTCATGACGGTGCGGATGTCGCGGGTGTGGCATCGGTGAGTGGTACGCTGACAGTGAGTGATGTTGACCAGGCGTCGGGCCTGACGTGGAGCATCCAAGGGACGCCATCGACGACCTATGGTTCGATTGCGATTGATGAGAATACAGGTGAGTGGACCTACACGCTGGATAACACCCTTGCAGCAACCCAGCAGCTGAAGGAAGGCGACAGTATTAGCGAGACCTATACTGCGCGAGTGACAGACGAATTCGGTGGCTATGTTGATCAGGTCATTACGGTCACCATTAACGGCACGAATGATTTGCCGGTGTTTGCATCCGCGCCGGCAGTTGCGGTCGATGAAAACCAGACCGTGGCTTATCAGGCGTCTGCATCCGATGCGGACGGGGATACGGTGACTTACAGCTTGTCGGGTGATGATGCAGGGCTGTTTGATATCAATCCGAGCACGGGTGCTGTCAGCTTCAAATCCGCCCCTGATTTTGAAGTGCCGAAGGATTCGGACGGCGATAATGCATACGATCTGGTGGTTGTGGCAACGGATGTGGCGGGTAATGCCAGCGGGCATGCTGTGACGCTGACGGTGAATAATAAAATCAGTGAAACTGTTGATCTCGCCACACTCACGAGGTCTCAGGGCTTCATCATCCAAGGCGATGCGGTGGGTGACTGGGCTGGTCGGTGCGTTTCCTCTGCGGGGGATGTCAATGGCGACGGGTTCGACGATCTTATCGTCGGGGCGCCCACTGGCGATGACGGGGGCGGCGACGCTGGCGAGGCCTATGTGGTCTATGGCGGGGCGACGGGTGCCAATATTGATCTGACCAACCTCACCGCTACCCAAGGCTTCATCATCCAAGGCGATGCGGCGGGTGACGAGGCTG